TGGCCGTGGCAGTAGCCTTGAACATGACAACGGCATCCAGTGAAGTAGCGGACTTCCCGGTATCGGCTTCTGCTGGTTTAGGTCTGTCTGTTTCCAATTCCGAGCTGGCTGATTTTGTGCGGGCGGCCACAGTGGGGATTAATTTGGCGGCCAGCGATAGCGAAGTCGCGGCATTTGTCCGATCGGCTTTAATCAACATGAACCTGTCGGCCAGTGACATTGAGTCGGCAGATTTTGTCAAAGCAGCGACGGCGGCAATAGCAATCGCTCAGGTTTTGGGCGGAACCACCGCCAATATTTACAACGTGGCGGCAACGGTAGCCATGACGCTTGGCGTGTCCACTTCGGAAGTGGCAGACTTCATCGCCGTTGCTCAGATCGCTTTAGGACTTGGGATAAATGACGGTGAAACGGCAAACATAAACAAGACAGCCTCTTTGGGTATGCTCCTTTCCGTTGGTAACTCCGAGGTTGCTGCGTTTAACATTGAAGCGGCAGCGGGAATCAGCTTAGAGGCATTGGCTTCTGAAATCGGCGCATACATTGAAACCCTGTCTGCTGAATTTACTCTCACTCAAGACGTACAGGCAACGATTGAAGCGGCAGAGGAATTTTTAAAAAGTCTTACGGCTGTTCTAAATATTTCCGTTTCTGCTTCTGCAAGCGTTCCGGTTGTGGGGGGTGTTTCCGTGTCGGCTGCAAGTGGTTTTACAATGGCTGTCTTAGCGGCGGCGTCGCTTCTTTACTCAGTCAGCGCGGTCACATACTCGGCGGGGGATTTAAAAGTTTCACTGGTATTCAATAATAACAGCATCAAATATGTACATTAAGGGGTGAATTATGGAATCGACTTTCAATTTAAAAGGTAAATTCAAGTTTGAGTGTTTCGACAAAGACGGGAACTTGAAATGGGAAAAAGAGGCCGACAACGCGGCTACGGACGAAGGGTTAAACAGTGTCCTTAACGTCTATTTTCACGCCGCCACGCAGATTTCAACGTGGTACATCGGCCTGATTACTGGAACGGGAACATTGGCAGCAGCAGACACCCTCGCCTCTCACGCCGGATGGACGGAAGGAACGGACTACACCGGAAACCGCCTTGAATGGACAGAAGGGGCATCGTCAAGCAAGAGCATTACCAACGCGGCCACGGTTGACTTCCCCATTACAGGCACGATGACCGTCAAAGGGGCCTTCCTTTCATCGGCAGCAACCGGGACTTCCGGGACGTTGTTCTGTACGGCGGCATTTACCGGCGGTGATCAGGCAGTTGGCAACGGTGACACCTTGAAAGTTACTTACACAGTCACGGCGGCAGCAGCATAAGGAATTTAAAATGGACAGATTCCGCACAAAGCAGACAGGTGAATCGTATTATATCGAGTTTGATTTCTCGACCATAGCCAGCACGTTGACTATTTCATCGGCTGTTGTATCAGCAAAGGTCGTGTCAACCGGCGTGGATGCCACGGCCACGATCACCACAGTTGCAAGCCAGTCAATCGTCGGTCAGTCTGTTTTCGTTTGGGTTAAGGCCGGAACGGACGGGACGGACTATTTAATCACCTGTAAGGCAACGGCCTCCGACGGTTCGATATACGAGCTTGAAGGCTTGATGCTGGTTCAAGATGTACCTTTGACCGCTGAAACGGCAACCACAGGCCCAGGGTGCGTTGTCAGGCCGATTCTTGAACCTGTATCTTTGGCAGAATTAAAACTGCATTTACGAATAGACCACAGCGACGAGGATGAGCTTTTAAATGCTGTTCTCTTGACCGCAAGGGAACGGGTCGAGGATTTCACCGGACGGGCTTTATTGACTCAAACGCACGATATTTGCCGCGACGATTGGCCTGACGGCGATTTTATTGAACTGCCATACGGAAACCTTCAGAGCGTAACGAGCGTCAAATACAAGGACTGTGACGGGACGGAAACCACTCTTGTTGCGACCACTGATTACCTTGTGGAAACCAACAAAGAGAACCGCGGCAGAATCGTATTACCTTACGGTGAATCATGGCCGTCAGATACACTTTTTCCGAGTAATCCTATCACGATCAGATTTGTTTGCGGATGGACAAAGGCGGCTGACGTTCCCTATTCCATAAAGGCGGCAATCAAGTTGCTGGCCGCTGATATGTACGCATATCGTGGGGAACCGATTATAGGAACATTGGTCACACAGTATTCAAGAAACACAGATGCCGTTAATAACTTGCTTTACCCTTATCGGTTATGGAGTTTCTAAATGGTTTTAAGGGCTGGTGAATTAAACAAACGAATCGAGATTCAGAGCAAGACCTCTACTGCTGACGGTTTGGGCGGTTACTCCGACGTTTGGGCAACGACAAAGACTGTTTTCGCGGCTATATGGCCTTTAAGCGCGAGTGATGTCATCGAGGGCATGAAGACCAGCGCACAGGTCACGCACAGGGTCAGGATCAGGTATCAGTCAGGGATTACATCGGCAATGAGAATTAAGTTTGGGACTTTATACTTCTCTATTATCGCGCCGCCGATCAACCCGAATATGGCGAATGAGTATCTAGATATTTTGTGCAAGGAAACGGCATGAAGAACTTTTACACAGGTCTTATGACATACTTCAACGCGGCGCCGCACAATTCGTTCTATACGGACATCGGAGGGCGGCTGTATAACACCTATGCACCGGAAGGAACGACACTGCCCTATGCCGTGTTTCAGCATATATCAAGCCGCCCTGATGATACCTTTACGGAAAAGCTGGATGACATTCTCATTCAGTTCACCATTTTTTCCACAAGCGCATCATCCTCGGAAGTTCACACGGCAATGGCGGACCTTAAAGCATTGTTCGACAAATGCACATTCACGGTGACCGGCTCAAGCATCGTTGAGTTCAGAAGGGGTGGTGAAGGATTGACTTCAGAAGAGTTTGAAACAGTGGACGGGCTTCAAAGAGGATGGGCATATTACGTTGAATACAATGTGCTGGTGAGGAAGACATGATCTCTGTAATCATCCCTATTTATAACCAACACGAACTCACCAAAGAGTGCATTGAGGCCGTCAGGCTGAACACACAGGACTATGAGTTAATCCTTGTTGACAACGGTTCTATTCCGCCCATTGAAAAGCCTTATACTGGATTTGTGGATGTGAACTTGATCCGCAATGAACTCAACCTCGGCTTTCCGGCGGCGGTTAATCAGGGGATTCGTGAAGCGAAAGGGGATGTTATTTGCCTCTTAAACAATGACGTTATCGTGACACCGGGAGCAATCAACAGGCTGGCAGAACTGCTTGACGAATACGCTATTGTCGGCCCGACAACCGGATATTGCGCGGGTGTCCAAAAGGTATCAGCCCCGATCTATGAAAACCTTAACGAACTGTATGGCGTTGCTAAACAGGCGGCAGATACATTTGCCGGAATCATAGACGACGTTTCATTTGTCATCGGTTTCCTGATGCTGTTTCCTAAAGCCCTCTTTGATGAGATAGGCGAATTTGACGAATCCATGTGGCCGTGTTCAGGGGAAGAGATAGACTTCTGCTTCAGGGCAAAGAAGGCAGGGCATAAGGTCGGTGTGGCAAGAGATGTTTACGTCCACCATGAGGGGAGTCAGACTTTCCGGCAGATGCAAGATGACAAGCAAATAGATTACGGGAAGATACTAATCGACTGTGACAGGCACATTGCGGAGAAGTGGGGAAAAGATTTCTGGAACAAACAGACAAGTGCTTTTTACGTTGGAGATTTTATAAAATTAAATCTCGGATGCGGATATGCCCACAAAGAGGGGTACGTCAACATCGACATGAGGCCGGAGGTAAAGCCGGATTTAGTTGCTGACGTTCTGGAAGGCTTACCTTTTGCGGATAATTCAGTTGATGAAGTCAGGGCTTATGATTTCCTTGAGCATATACCTTTAGGGGAAACAATAGGCGTTATAACCGAGATATGGAGAGTGCTAAAACCTGGGGGGGTGTTTGAATCGTCAACTCCTTCCACAGAGGGCAGAGGGGCGTTCGCTGACCCGACGCACGTTTCATTCTGGAATAGGAACAGTTGGCTTTATTACTCAAACAAAGAACATCGTGACCTGTATGGAATTAAGGCGAATTTCACCATTACGGAAATTGAAGATGTTGTCACAAATAAGACTTTGAATATTATACACACGCACGTTGTAGGAAAGGCGGTCAAGTGAGAATCAGTAACTTAAAACTCGGCATAGGGATTCCGAATAATTTTCCCATGATTCCATCGGCGTTTTTTGACTCCTTTATCTGCATGGAAAAGCCGGACTTTGTTTTCTTAAGAAGTTCATTCGGCCCGATTGAAGAAATGCGGAATAACATTGTCAGGGATGCTTTACTGCAAGGATGCACCCATTTGATATTGATGGACACGGATCAGGTTTATCCTGTGGACACGATAACACGCTTATTATCTCATCGGTTGCCTGTGGTCGGATGCTTACTCTTCAGGCGTTACCCGCCGTTTGACCCATTGATGTTAACGGGCGAAGTGACGAAGTATTCGACAGTCACGGAATGGAAGGACGGCGAACTTGTGGAAGTTGACGCAACCGGAACGGGGTGTGTCCTGTATGACATGGAAGTTTTTACAAGGATTCCTGATCCGTGGTTTCGATTCAGAAAGACCGTCGAGGGCGGAGAGATAGGTGAAGACATTGGCTTCTGCCATGACTTACGAAAAGCCGGATATAAAATATATGTTGATACGGCAATCAAGGTTGGGCATCTGACAAAGATGACCGTGGATCAGGCAACGTGGGAACTTTACAGATTAGGACAGGAATTTGCAAAGCGTCAAAAGGAGAAAAGTAACTTAATTTAAAATTTAGGGTTTGCCGGCGGACTGATCATCCAATGGTGACGCAAGAACAAGAAATGGCTATTGGGAGCCCAATCTCTCGGTAGCCATTTTTTGTTGCCCTAAACACAAGGAGGATTTGGAAATGGCATTTTTAGCAGGGAATAAAGGAAAGGTGACTTTAGGAGCCTCAACCGTTGTCGGCATGGGGTCGTGGAAGTTGAATGGTATCACGGTTGACCAGCTTGAATCAACGTCGTTTGGTGACACCGCAAAACAGTACATGACCGGCCTTTTGGATTACGGCACGGTTGAATTTGCGGGCTTGTATGATCCGGCAGACACAACGGGGCAGGGCATCCTTGTCAGTGCAATGCTGAACAATAGCAAGATCGCTAATATCCGTCTGTATGTGGATAACACAAGTTACTGGACTCCTAACGTGACAACGGGATCAGGGGGGCTTGCGGCGGCTGGAATGTATCTGACAGCAGTTCCTATCGGAATGGATAAATCTGGACTCGGAACGATTTCTTTTTCGGGTAAATGCACTGGGCCGTGGTGCTTAACAGCAGGTGCGTAATCGCACAGAAAGGCAAGGCAAGGAATGTTTGACATATCCAAATTAGGCATCGGTGAGTGGTTTCCATATCAGGAATCTAAAGTTGATCCTTTAACTGGCGAGGTGACGTGGGGAGAACCTTCAACAACGGAGAAGATTTGTTTTCGGCGGATGGACCCGGACAGGAACAGGGAAATTTCAGAGAAGTTCAAAGGGAAGAAAGTTAACACCCCTGTTATGAATCCGTCCTCAAAGAAGATGGAACTTATCACCACTTACGAACAGACACCGGAACAGGAAAAGGCTGAGAGAATGGCCTTTTGGGATGAGATCATTTCTGATTGGAACATCACAGATCCGCAAGGGAAACCTATTCCTCCAACGGCAGAGAATAAATATCTGCTTATTAAAGGCTCGATGGAGTTTCTGAGGTTTGCGAATCGTTGTCTGGAAATCCTGTCCGGCGCGATGGTTGAGAACAAGGAAGCATCTGAAAAAAACTAATTGAATGGGTGGAGTGGCTTTCCACCCAAGCTCCACACTGCGAGGCTTGCAGGGCAACGACGATTAACTTTGAACCGTGGAGCGAAGCAAGATGCGAGAACTGCCGTGTTGATCTTTTAGAAGAGAACCAGGATGCGGGGACGATATACATCATGTGCCGGAATCAGGTCATCACAGCGGGAATGGGTGAAATCATCGACATCAACTTGCAGACCGTCAAGGCCGTCATGGACTTATACGGCGTTAAGAATCAGCGGGAGTGCATGGAGAAGGTCACAAAGACTTTTCGACATTACCTGAGCAAGAGGCGAGATGAGCAGAATTGATTGGAACCTTCAGAAGTATGACGGCGAGTTTAAGGCGGCTGGAATGGCACGAATTAAAAAGGCCGCTGAAGCAATCCGCGACGCAGCAAGGGCGAAGTGCGTTGTCGGCACGATTACTCGTCCGGCAGTCGGGAAGTATTGGACTGAACGGACACCTGGGGCAATGAGGAACACCATCCGCGTAACTGAAAGGAAAGGCGTTGATAACATCCTTGTTATCGCGGGAAACGACAAGACGTGGTGGGCAACACAAATGGAGTATGGACGCGGCGCTTGGAAGGGCGGGGCAAAACCTTTTATGCGTCAGGCAATCCATGAATCATATGAGAAGATTCGGGCAATCGTTGAGGGCAGATAATGGCTGAAGGAAAACCAGTTGGCCAAATGTACGTTGAGCTTTCGCTTGACGCCACGAAATACACGAAGGCGCAAAAGGAAATCCTTGCCGGCGCGGAGAAGAACTCTGCCGACATCAACAAGGCGTTTAAGATCGTCGGGACAAAGACCGATGAAATGTATAACGCCATGAGAAAGAACATCCAAAACCATCTTGACGCCATTAAGAAATCTCATTTGTCATCGCACGACGAAATCAGAAGGGCGAAGGAAGCGGCGGCTGCCAAGATCAAGGCCATAGACGAGGCGCAGTATGGTGTGCAAGCCGGATTCATCGAGAAGTGGAAAAAGAACTGGCTGGCGGCTACTGCCGCAGTAACCGCAGCATATTTTGCCGTAAGCAGGGCCTGGGACATTGCCGAGAAAGCCGCGAACTTTGAACAGCAGAAGATCGGTTTTGCTAACCTTGCTGCCTCCTATGAGGCAAACGGGGAGAAGATACTCGAAAGTTTAAAAAAGGTTTCTGACGGAACCGTTAATAGTATGACGCTGGTGAATAAGGCCGGAACTGCCATGATGATGGGGATTGATCCTGACAAGATTGTCAAGTTGATGGAAATTGCGCGGGCGACCACCAGGGTTACGGGACAGTCGGTGACACAGGCATTTGACGACATATCTTTGGCCGTTGCCAGATCAAGTAAATTAAAACTGGATAACCTCGGCATTATTATTGATGTTGCTAAAGCAAACGAGGAATATGCGCGTGAGTTAGGAACTACCGCAGAAAAACTTAACGACACACAAAGGAAACAGGCGTTTCTTAACGCATCCATCAAGGCCGGTGACGAACTCATTAAGAGGATGGGTGAGCAGACCGACACAACACGGGACAAGATGGATAGGCTGAAAGTGACCCTAGAGGAACTTCAATTACTTATGGGTCAGGGATTGATTCGCGCTGGGTTGGGTTTATATGGCGTGTTTCAGATGGTTGCCGCAGCAGCATTAAAAATATCACAGGGGATATTCAAAATTGCGCAGGGGGCAAACACACTTCTCGATCTTGTTACCTTTGATAACTCGTTGGGGGGAGCCGCAGCTAAAAGAGATGCGGCTTATTGGGCAACACAGGCTGATGCTGCCGGTGGAGCCGCCGCCGACTTATTCGGTAAATCAAAAGAAAACTTTGCCGCGATGATAGCCCCCGCGAAAGATTTTGCAACCGCGATGGCAAAGACCGTTGTTTCTCCTTCATCAGCAACCACTACCGGGAAAGGTGGCGGTGGCGCGGACAATTCCTTATCCAACATAGCCAAAGACACCTATGAGGATGCTATTAACGCAGCGGAACACGCGGCGAAAATGGAAATACTCGCTGGCAAGGATGTTCTGCAAGCAAAACTCGATGCATTGACCAAACAACAGGCCGCCCTTGAAACCTATTATGTGACCGAAAAGGCTTTGGCCGGAGGCAACAAAGAGAAACTGTCTGCAATCGAAGCGGATTACAACGAGGATTTCCGTAAATACTCTATCCAGAGAACCGAAATCATCAAGCAACAGGAACTCAACGCCCTCGAACTGAAGAAGGCTGCCGCAGAGAATCAGTCAGAACTTGACAAGAAATCCATTGAACTTGCAAAGGCGCTTTATGATGCGAAGTCGGAATACGGTGTGACGACTCCCCTTGAGGATTTAAGAACTGAATACGAAGCCAAGCGCAAGAACCTTGATCTTGACATGAAGAAACTGGACGCGGAACTGCTTTATGCAG